GATTGAGCGTACTGGTGGATACACAGCTATCTTCAACAGCATCCATGATGCCTTCCTGACTGGTACAAGCTGGCTAAAGGTGTATGTGGATGAGGATACCAAGGACACAGAGGAAATCTATAATCCTGACCTGCCCAATGAGGCACTGTTCATGTTATCCCAACCAACCAAACCCAACCAAAAGGTTACAATCAACGCCACTGACAAGCGCACAACTGTCAAGCGTAGCACCACAACACAGAAGCTAGTCATTAAAGGCGTAGCACCTGAGTCAATCATCTTCAACAATCAGATTGATGACCATCCACTCCGCTTCATTGCAGAGCGCAAGGTGTTCACTATCTCTGACCTGAAAGAGTATGGCTTTAGCCAACAGAAGATTGACGATCTGCCTGATGCTAACAACGACTACAAACAAGCACAGAACGCACGGCAGGGCATCTATGGTGATTCTGTTGATGATCCACAGTCTGACAGCGAACAACTGAAGGAAGTCTACTGTTGCTACATCAACATTGACAAGGGCAACAAGGAATCAGAGCTACGCCACGTATGGATTGGTGGTTCTACCATCCTGCTTAACGAACCCGCCGATTACATCCCCTTTGTATGGGGCTCTGCAATCCCTGTTCCACACCGTATTCAGGGTATTTCACTGTATGAGACACTGAAGAGCATCCAAGATGGTAAAACAGAGATTCTACGTAACTATCTTGACAACCTATCAGCACAGAACCTAGGCCGTATTGGTGCTGTAGAGGGTCAGGTTAACATGGGAGACCTAACCAATGGACGTATCAATGGTATTGTGCGTATGCGCTCACCTGATGCTGTTGTACCGCTACCCTCGCCTGATATTGGTCAACAAGCCCTAGGTGGACTTGGCTATCTGGATACAGTTAGGGTGCAGCGCATTGGTGCCAGCATGGATGTTAACGAGCTACAGGCTCAGCTAATGCAATCATCTGCTACAGCAGCAGCAGGAGTCTCTGCTAACATTGAGAAGATGGCAGGTTGGTATGCCAATAATCTTGTTGAGACACTCCTAAAGCCACTATTCCTGCTTGTTCACAAGGTTCTACGCACAGACTACGCACAAACTGTCTCTGCCAAGGCAAAGGGCCAGTGGACACAACAAGACACATCACAGTGGCCTGAACGTCAGAACACAACAGTTAACCTAGGCCTTACCTCTCTTGAGAAGGCACAGCGCATTAACGCACTGTCTCAAGTCATCCAACAACAACAGGCTATCATTCAACAGGGTGGTGTGGACATTCTCACTGACCTGAAGAAAGCCTACAACTCCATGTCCGATTGGATTCGTGCCAATGATCTTGGCGATCCAAATAGCTACCTGCTTGATCCTGATACACCAGAAGCACAGCAGAATGGCCTAGCCAAGAAGCAAGAGGCCGAGAAGCAGAAGAACGACATGTTTATGATGCAAGTCCAACTCAACAAGATGCAGCAAGAGTTTGAACTACAGAAGCAGAAGGAAGACCTAACCTTCAAGTATTACGATGCTGACAAGAAGTCTGAACAGAAAGAAGCTGAACTGACTACTGACCTAATCATCGCAGACAAGAAGGCACAGGTTGATCTAATCGAAGGCGTACGCGCAGGAGAAAATCAGAAATGAAGCACTACACACTTGAGGAAGTAACCGCAATTTTCACACATGTACTACAGAATGCTGAGGCTGACTTGGTTCACCACGTTAAGCACAGCAAAGAAAATAGCGAGAAGTCAGTAGCCCAACTACGTGTTATCGACACAATCGCAGCAGGAATCAAACAACGTCTGACTGAGGAGTTAAACAATGGACAATGAATCACAAGCCGTCTTAGACCTATTCCAAGACGCACACATCCTAGCGGATGAACAGGAACCAGTTACTACCGATCCTGCCAAAATAGAGGGAACAGAGGAAGTTGATGCAACACCCACTGAAACTGTGGAGGAGACTCCTGCAGAACCAGAGGTTAAGGTTGACTACACCATCGAGGTGCCGCTAGTTAACGGTGAGAAGATGACTGTAGGCAAACTTAAGGACTATTATCAAGCACAGCAAAAGCAAGCTGCCGACTTCGTAGAGAAGGAAAACGCGGTTATGCGCCAGCTTGATGAGGTCAATCGCCTGTCACAATATCTTAACGTAGTCCCTGAACACATTCGGCAACAAGCCGCTGCGGAAATGCAGAACAGCATCAAAGAGGAATTCACTCGTATGCTGGATGTTATTCCACAATGGAAAGACGCTGTTGAGTTTAACAAGGGCAAGGAGTCTATCTTTGGATTAGCCAAGGAATATGGCCTTGAACGTGATATTGCACAGGTATCTGACCATCGTGTAATCAAGATGCTGTATGACTATGCCCGCATTCGTGAGGGTGTTAATGCAGCCAAAGAGCTAAAGCCTGCCAAACCTACCAATTCCGGTGGAAAGACCAAACCTCCTGTTACACGATCTGAAAAACAACAAGCCCTAATCAACAGGGCAAAGGCCAGCAAATCGCACGATGCGGAACTGGCTGCAATCCAATCTCTGTTCTAATGAAAGGAACACACAATGTCATCATCTAACCTAGACCATGCAGACGCATCTGCGCAAGCGTTTGGCGGAGTAGTCCGCGAAGACGTGATGAACAAGATTTGGGACATTTCCAATATCCCACTTCCGTTTACCGATATGCTATCCAAAGGCACCCACAGCAACCGTCGTGTTGAGTGGACCGAAGATGAGCTAGCTGCACCTGTTACCAACAACGCCGTTGTCGACGGTGCTGATGTTAGCCAAAACAACGCCAAGCTCGGTACCCGTCTTGGTAACTTCACACAAATCGCTGTTAAAGAAGTCCAAGTCTCACACTCTCTCGAAGCTGCCAACACAATTGGCAATCAGGGCTCAATCGCTTATCAAGTGAAAGAACGCCAAAAAGAGCTACGCCGTGACGTAGAAGCTCAGATGCTAACCCATCAAGGCTCTGTTGCTGGTGACGGTGCAACTACCGCAGGTATCTCTGCCGGTATTGGTGCACAACTCAAGACTCACGTATCAGTTGGTGCTGGTGCTGGCGCTGTTGGTGGTTTCAATACCTCCACTGGCCTATTCGTAGCACCAGTAGCGGGCACCAAGCGTGCCCTGAGCGAGACCACAATCCGCGACATCCTGCAAGGTGTATATGAGTCTGGTGGTAACACCTCAACTCTAATGGCTCGTCCTCCTGTAATTCGCAAGCTATCCGAGTATCTCTTCACCGATACTGCTCGTGTTGCGACTATCTCCAGTGATAAGTCACAGAATGCACCGTCTGCTCTAACAGCTTATGGCTCTGTCAACGTGTTTGTTACTGATTTCGGTCAGACCATCACTCTACAAGACAATCGCCTACAGCCACAGGATGCCGCTGGTGTTAGCTCTGTCTATCTACTCGATCCATCACACCTGAAGCAATCCTTCTTGCGTGGTTATCAGGTCGAGCCACTCGCCAAGACTGGTCTGTCAGAGAAGCGTCTAATGTCTGCTGAATACTCCTTCCTCGTTCTCAATGAGAAGAGCCAAGGTGCTATCTTTGACATCGACGAAACGCTCGCTGTTGTAGCTTAATAGCTAGGTAAGGGGGGAGTATAGGGGAGGTTAAACAAATCGCTCCTACCCCCCTTCCTGTTCGTTTTAGAGGCATTCTATGACACCACTGTTCTACAAGATTTCAAGAGGACGACCACATGATAAAAATGCAGGGTTACAAGATTTGGTGCGACCCACGGGCGGAGGTCACGCGGAAGCAGCTTCGTCAGTTGGAGAAGCGGGACATGGCAGAGAGCATGAGGTGGGCTCTGCACCTAAGCCAAGAGGAACTAAACTACCTCGAAAGAGCAAATCCCGGATTTAACTGTGGCAGTACCATACATCTGACCACCCGTGTACACAGTGTTTGTGTTTGGGAAGGTGTTTTGCAGGACTTGCTTGATTAGACGAATCTGGTCATCACCCTGACTTTTAGGGTCTGTGCCAGTTGGGTTAGTTGGGACAAGTTGTCCAATATAGGTAGCTGTTTCTAAGCCCATTATGGACTCCCTTCTGCAAGTAGTGCCTGTTGATACTCGTTGAGGATAACAGGTGGATTGGTAGCTGTGTATTTGTCAGTAGCCGTATATGGATTTAGCACATTCTGCCTGTCACACTCGCGTTCCCACCTATCTGAGTAATATATGGCATTTTGTCCGTTGTTCAGGTACTCAAACATGCTCTGCGCTGCGCTGTACTCATACAGGAGAGGGAATGATGTTAGTACAGGATTGGTGTCATTATCAGATACCAGCGGGGCTAGCTCTAAGCCAAAGCGACGATTGATACGCTCTGTAGCATCTGCTACGAATAGTGGAAGTTGGCTAGTCAGGTCTGAACGGTGTGCAATGCCAGCCAAGCGTTGTTGTAGTTGTAGATTATTCATTTCTCCAAGCCCTCACTGGATAAACACCTGCTTGTTTCTGAATCTCTGGCTCAATGGTGATATAACTGAACCCAAGATCGGCAAGGGTTGGTGCTACTACGTTATATACAGTACCACCAATAGCCACAAAGTCTCCTGTAGTAATATCACCGATGTTAGCACTAACGTCATTACCATCAAGATCAATCCAGTTAACTGCTAGCTTGTTAATAATATTTCCAGAATGTACTATGCTACCAGCGGCAGGTGCTGCACCCACTGAAGGTGTCTCATAACTGTAAATCAATTGTGGTTGTGGTAGAATTTCCACGTGCTTTGTGCGTAGGCTTAACTCCCTACGAGATTGTCGGGCAAGGCCAACAACCGATGTTCCAAATTTCAACATTAAATCTTCTCCTGAACACGGTATGGGATACTTGCTTCTGACATAATAAAATGCTTCCAATAACCAGAACGTAGTTTAGTATCAGAACAGCCAAGCGTTTCAGGATTATGAAAGGCAAGCCAGTCAGCCTCCTGCTCGGACATATGTAATCCCCAACGCATTGTATCAGCCAAATCGTTTAGCTTTTTGCTTCGTAGCTTCTTTCTTGTCAGTGCTGCCCTTGGGTCGATCCAGCCCGTCTTGTACGGTTGTGGTAACGTAGTTACAGTTTCTCCAAGCATCAAGTTGCTCCTTGGTTACAGTTAGAGTAGCAGAACACCCCGGAAGGAGCTTGTGACCCCCTCCGGTTAGTTCTACATCCCTATCACTGTGATTAGTGATAAGGACTTCCATTAAGCTACGACAGCAGCGGTTTCATCAATCGCGTAGATCGCGCCTTGTGACTTCTCGTTGAGTACCTTGAGTGAGTAGTTAACTGACATAAGGCGCTTCTCGGATAGGCCTGTCTTGGCGAGAGGTACAGTGGTGTAACCCTTGAGGAAGGACTGCTCGATGTGGCTTGGATCAATGAAGTACATTGTACTAACACCAGCGGAATCTTCAAGCTGTAGGCGGTTATCGCGCATCTCGACTGTCTGACCAAAGTCAGTGACGAATACGTTGACAGAGCCATAGGCTGTAGTAGCACCGCCACCACTTGCAGTAGATTGGATATTAGCTACACGTGCGGTTGTACCAAAGAGATACTCAGAGAGCTTACGGATAACTGCTGGACGGGCCATTAGGAAGGAGGTATTACCACCTGCTGTATAAACCTGTTGTAGGATGTC